TCTCTTTGTTTATTTTGAGCACTTTTTTAAACTCATCATTGGTATTAGAACCTCCTGTACCTCCAGAACTTCCTCCTGTTCCACCTAATCTACCAAATACTTTCTTAGCTGCTGCCTCTAGTTTTTTCTCTAATAATGCAGCGTCTATGTCAAGCTTTAGTTTATAATCTGCCATGATATATAAATGGTACTAATGGGATTTAAAGATTACTTGAATTGTATAGCGTCTTTCATATGCTCATTGACGTATGCTATAATTTTTTTGAGGAAGAGTGCTCCGTGTTCGTCTGTTTCTCTTTTGGTCCATCCGAATTTGGTTGCACAGAAGGAGTAGACTCCGATTGTGGCTCTTTCTCCACCTCTGAGCCCATGAAACTCGTCATCCAATCCCCTAAAAAATTGACTAGTGGATAATCCTCCATAATATGGTCTAATATATCATTAATTGTTTTATTAGATACGGCATTAATTGATGCTTCTGCTTTATATGGGAATGGGGCTTTTCTTAAAGTCTTCATTAATATCTGTTTACGGAATATTCCTATTCTTACTTTTGGTTTTTGTATATCTGATAGGTCTAATGATTGATTGATAATAGATTCTGTCTCCCCGAATGTTAACTCAGTCTCATATTCAACTTCTTCTTTACTTCCTTTATAATCTACCTGGAAAGACTTTAACACCATGTATCATATAACAATAAAGATGTATATAAGGGTTATCTAACTTGCTGCTGGTATTGTTGATGTATTGTTAGTTGCCACAACGGTTGCTCCTCTTGCTTGGAAACTTATTTCTTCGAAAATTGGTTCGTTTGGCTCAATGGATAGGTTGTGATCATCCAATGCAATTCCTGTCAAGTTAAATTCAATTATTCTTGAATCTGTACTTGATGCACCATTGTCAAACTTGAGTGTTAATGTTGGTTGTTCTGCTGCAAGTGTCTGTGCTCCTGCTGAGTCATTACATAATGTGTTATTTTGTTGAGCATATAATTTTATTAATTGTGCCTTGTCTACATGTGAAAATTTCATCTTTCCTGTAACTTCTGTCAATCTTCTGATTGCTGAATTTGCTGTACTATCTCCAATACCCCATATATGATCTGCATTTTGTGTTATTGTTATATCCACACATTGTACTTCACCTATTGTGGTACAATCTGGAAATTCTAAGGTTCCATGTGCGAATGTAAATGGTATGTGATCAGAAACACATAATCCTGCTGGTGTTGAGTCTAATGATGCTGTTAATGATTCATTCTTGTAATTTGTATCTAATGTAACTCTTGCTAATTCTCCTATTGATGTTGATATTGATGCACTATTGACTATTCCACCTGTTAATGTTCTTACTATATCTGTTCCTCCCTGACATTGACCTACCTGTGTTGTGAATGAGTCTATTTTCTGTGCACATGTTGTCAAGTCCCAGGTATGTACATATGGACCAGCACCTGTTGTTCCAGCGTCTTTAAATCCTACTAATCCTAAGAACCACGGACTTGATAATACAAAGTCTAGTGATATTGATCCTCTAGTTTGACCATATGCATATGTTTTAACTCTAACATCGTTTAATTGTGAAAGTGCTATTTTATTATTAGTAAATGACCATCCGGTGATTTTTTGTTCAAAGCCAAATTGTTCCCCACCTGATTGAATTGCTGTTGCTTCGGTACCAAATGTTGCTTCTCTAACCCATTGCAGATATGTATACGCACCAGTAAATACCATGATTACATTAGCAATAAATTGTATATAAAGATTTATACTGTGGTATCTATACGAAGGTATGTGTGTTTACATCACTATATTTTAGGTCAATTAAGTGTCTAAACATGTTCCTATAGTCCTGGTTTCTTGTCTCAGATTTGGTTAAAACTACCTGTAGGAATCCTTGTGTGTTTCTTCTTATTATATTCTGTATGATACGGGTGACCTCTTTTACTATTATATTTTGCCTGGTAGTGCCTCCCGATTTATATGACCTAATATCTATTTTTACCAGTAAATCATGCCAGTATGCGTCTCCGTGTAGTGCAAATGGTCTAATAGGTTCTGTTAATGGTTCTATTATTACCCTTTCTGTAGAGTCTCCGTCGAATCCTACAACCTTTTTGTCCCATACCAGGTCAATGGCTGGTTTTACTCCTCCTGCACATGTTGCATCCCATTGAGCACATAATGCAGTTTTTAGATCATCTATTGCATCATATGTGATTATGGTCATTCTATACCACTCCCTGTTGCACCTGCTTGATGTGTGAAATCTGCCAAGTATCTGTCAACCCAATAATGTGACTCAATACCTTCTCGATGAATTTTCTTTCTTATACCTGCTGCTGCAGTTCTTTGTTCTCTTTTACCTGTAATACCTGAATGTTTTACAACCCATTCCAATATTTTGTTAAATGGTGGTGGTTTACTCCATATCCAGTCCCCTCCTGTATCTGATGCGGCTACGGCCCATTTCTCACTGCCTACAATTTTTGCAGTACTGTCATACACTATGCTGTCCTTTTTATCACTATCTGAATAATAATATGATGGTAGCTGTTCAAACTCGAACTTCATTTCATCCCTTGTCCTGTTGCCTACATCATCAGTTAAATTTCTTCTTAACTGACCAAGTGATCTATTATTAATTTTGAATAATCCGGTCAAGGTACGACGTACACCTCTGCACGATCATGAATTATGTTGTCCACCTCATCTTTCCATTCTGACATGGCCTGCTCTTTTTTAATAGCGCCACCAAACTCAAGATCATCCATTTTGATTGAGGATCTAATCAAGTCTATACATGTTAGTTTAAGACAGGCATCTTCTATATCATCTGGTACTGCTGCACTTCCATACCTGTATGTTACCTTTACCCTGTTGTTTCTTAATATTGAAAATATAAATCCCCTTAGATATAGTTCACCTTTTATTTTTTCTACATCGTATGATCCAGGTGTATTTGTATAATCTGTCCATGTTGCGTTAGATCCGTTCCATATCTCTATTTTGTCTCCGGCACTTGTACAGAGACATGTTTCTCCTGCACCTACGGTAGTTACTTCTCTATGTTTTAATGATATAAATGTCCCCCAACCGAATGTATATAATAGTGGTAATGAGAATATTTCCTGAGTTGATTTAGTCCTTCCATATGTGTGACCAGTTCTACGGTCTATTTTCTCCTCTGCTCTTTTAATCAGTTTCTCTACCTGAGCAACACTAGGACTAGTAGAGCATGTTATAGATATTCTTAAAAAATCTGCTACATCTGTAGTTGAAATATAACAAGTTGCCATGATATATAAGTGGTGTAATATGATTTAAAGATTTAGTCATGGTTATACCTAATATGTGATATTAGTTAGGTTTCCTCTTGTCCATGAAGAACCATTGAATATATATTCATTTCTGGTGTCTGTTTCCAGAAATTTAGAATTAGTTACCACATTTGTAGGTTTTACATCAGATGATAAACCTGTTATACGGTTACCTGCAAAATATTTTAATGTCATGCTATCTGTACCTCCACAAATCCACCAGCCTTTTTAACTTTTATAAATATACCATCATTATAACCATCTAATGTTTTAACATACATTCTACCTTTTCCTGCTGCAGGGTCAGATGGGGATGTAATATTGTCTAGGTCCTGATAATTAACATTTGTAATGTTATTAGAATTAAGATCAATATCTCCAGTTGGTGATGCTAATTGGTCTAATCTATTAGTTCTTACTTGTGTGTCAAATCCTGATATTTTTGATGTTGTTATGTTTGCACATGATGATATTTCATTATTAGTAATTCCTGATAATCTTGCTAATGGTAATGTACCTGAACATATATTTGATGCACTTGTAGTATCTGTCGTTGCACTTGTTGATAATCCTGTTATGGTTCCTGCTGCTTGTGATCCAGTATGATTTGTTCTTGCAAATGGATCTGCTGATAAGTTGTTTTCTACTGTAATCCAATGTGATATAGTTGTTGGATCATCTTGTTTTGCTATAATAGAATCCCCTGATTGTACTGTTTCAGAAAAGAATGTTCCTGCTACTGATATTACATATTGGGCTCCTTTTTTAATTGAACCTACTTCTGGTGAACAATCTAAATCAGGTGTATTTGTAGATGCGTCATAATTTCCTTTTAATGATATATTTCCTGTAGTTGCTCCTATGTTTAATGAACCAGAATTCAAACTCATTTTTAATTATCTCCTCTATGCCATATCCTTACAACACCGGCATTACCGGCTGATGTCGATTTTACCCTTACAACCACTTTTGTGTAAGAATTGCTTAATGTTTCAACTGCCGGTGCAGCACTTGCTGTCTGAGCTGTTGAGGCTTTCAGTTCAACCCATCCATTATCATAATCTGTATCTGCCGTACCTGTCAATGCTGTCACAGGATTACTGTCCACATTTCCCCATATGTCATAATCTATACTGTTTGTTGCATGTGTGTTGAAAATTGAAAATGTTGATGTTCTTGTTCCTCTGGAATCTACCTCTAATACTGCAGAAAAGCAGTTTGTTGTGGTGACATCTATATTTTTATTATAACTTCCTATAAGTGACCCATTTGATGCGTCTATTCTCTCTCTAGTTAAATCAACTTGAGCCATATACATTATAGTCACCATTTAATATATAAGGTTTGTGAATAAAAAAAGTAAAGTAAAGGTTTACCTAAAAACCTACTACTCGAATTTTGATTGCTAATGAGTTAACAATAGCTGATGCGTTTGCCAATTCAGAAAAGGCCTCTGGGGTAGCATTAACACCTGCTGCATCGTCATTAATATATCCAAAAGCCTTGATCTTACCTGTGGCTGCTGCTCCTGCTGCTGCTGGAACATATTCAAGTAGAAGTCCTTTGTCGTTTGATATAATTGATGCTTCAATTATTGTACTAATTCTACCGCCCAATGAAAGGTCAACTGTTACACCACACGTTGAATATGTGTCAGCTCCTGCAAAAGTAACATCTACTACTGTTGTTTTTAGTTTTGATGTTAGTTCTGATTGGACTGAAAGAGTTTTCCCTGTTAGATTTTCCCAATCTGAATTCACTGCGACTGTATTTGCCATATATAAATGTAGTTTTGGTTATATATAAGGATATTGTAGAGGGCCCTGCTTGAGATAATAAGAATAAAAAATATACCTAATCTTTCGACTAGAGTATGTGATTCGAATGTGGTTTGACTAAAGTTTAATATCTCTAATCTTACCTTGAGCGATGAAACTTCTACATACGGTTTCACCCATAGTTCTGAATACACCTTTCTCAACAAAAGCATTGTTGATGAATGGGTAACCTGGACTTCTACGGGTTGCTTCGTAATATTCTGTTGGGATTGACACCATGATTCCTAATCTTGGGTAACCATATCCTTCTGCATCAGAAGTATCTAATGCAAATAGTCTTCCTACTTCGTCAGAGTCACAAGCATTGCTTGGAGCATCTTTGGTTGGAATGAATGGAACTCCATAGATAGAGTCTACATGTATACCTACACCAGTACCTTTGAAAGTTTGGATACCGTTTACATCGACTTGGACTAATGCTTCACCGTATGGATTTGCAATACGGACAGAAGGCATAAACAAGCCTTGTATTTCGGAATAAACTTCGTGGGAACCGAGGAATACGTTTGGATCTTTACCAGCTTTCTTACGGATTGATCTAAGGAATGTTCTTAGTACGTCATCTGTCATGATTCCATTAGTACCTAAAGTACCAGATGGGGATGAGACAGTTGAATCGAATGTACTTGAACTATCTCTGTCAATTACAGCACCAGAACTTCCTTTCCAAGGATCGTAGTTGTCTGTACTACATGCTCCTTGTAAGTTTCCTTCTGCTTGGCTTGAAATAATTCTGTCTAAAGATTCCCAGTTAAGTGAACCAGTATTGACAGCACAAGCTGCTGCTGCTCCTGCTTCTACATCAGTTAATAACATTCTGTTTAACAGTTCTTTGTGTTGAACTGCCATGAATAGTCTAAGTGAACCTAGACCACCCCAAATGTCGTCTTTACTGTGTGTTGCAAGCCATTCCATTACCTCTGAGGCACTGAATGGTAGTTGAGCAGTTTTTGGT